AGGCATCCATCGCCTTTCTTGATGGGCCATGCGATAGTGACGTTTTTGCTCTGCGGGAACATGACCGGGACTCCTGAGATTTCTGGGAAGTCCATCATGCTGCCATCAGGCTTTGTGAACTTTGCCTTCGGTAACACTGTGGCGACACCCTTGTCCGGGTCGTAGCTTTTTATCTCGCCCGGCAGGGCCGTGTGCATATCCTCCGTCGCGCTGCGGGCGCTTTTATTGATTTGGTCAACAAACTCCTGCATCATTCTTGCTTCACCTCCAGCAGGCGGGCTGTGCAGCTCCACGAACCTTCCATGTTGTCGCCCTCAATCCGCACCGAGTAGACCCGAAAATAACCCTTGACTACTTTGCTGTTCAGGTACACATAATCGTCCAGCCCGATTGCGGCGTTCATCAGGTACTCCACGTCCCAGCCGTAGCTGTATCCCTTGTCCTCATTGGAGATTTGGACACGCTCTGGGAGGCCCAGCAGGCCCGTTTCTGCCGAAAGCTCATACACCTCGCGGCTCATCGTATCTCCCGGCTTTTTGACCTGCAAGACGCCGTTGTTGATGCTCCAGACCAGCCCGCTGGTTTCACAGGCTTTCGTCAGCACATTTCTGGCTGGGCCAACGTAGCTGTATCCATTGGGGATGTCCTTGAACTCTGCGTTGTAGGAGAAAGATACCGTCACGCCCATCTGATCTGCGGTGTCCTGAATCAGGGTTTTGCAGTTCACAGCCCCGGAATAACTGACGGAAACGTAGGTGTCACGGATTTCAATGCGGTTATCCACCAACTCGATCTCTGTTGACCTGTCTGCTCCGTCAGCCTTTGTCGTGGCAAATGTGACTACGCCGGTGAAGATGAGTGGGCGGGTGTCGCCGTACCCCGCATGGAGTACGACCACGCAGTCGTTTTTACTCAGCTCTGCAAGGTGTTCGTCGCTCAGATTCCAGATAGTCACTTTGGCTGTATTCTGGCTATTGGTGTCGGCCTTTTCTACCGAAAACGAAACGTGCAGCGGTCGCTTGCCGCTGCCAATTTCAAACCCGGTCGAGCCTGCCTTGCCCGCCGCCAGCCGGTACTGCCTGTCGAAATTCTTCACGGCATTCTCCCCTTTCGATGGCAACAAAAAAGGCCGCGTTTCCGCAGCCCTGAAGGTTTCCTCTTACTTCGCCTTGCTGAGTTCCTTCTTCAGCAAAACGCATTCCAAAATGATATTGTCCAGACGCTCAATGAGCGCCCCTCCACCTGCTTGCATCGGTTCCCGCTTAAAGGCTTCGGGTTCCGGCTTGAGACTTTGGGAAAGTTCCGTCGGTTCTTGCTGTGCCGGCTTTTTATTCCATGCCGGATACGTTCTGGCGACTTCCTCTCCCATTTCCTGCGTTTTCGGTATCACTTCATCCTCCAGCCAGCGAATCGCTGCATAGGGCGCAGGTCTGCGGCACAGGAGCTTCACGGCGTTTTCCGCAGAAAAGCAGGTAAAATCGCAGCGACCACGCCGCATACCATTGTCCCAAGGAACTTTCCTCAAAACAGATTCAATACGGTTCACGCCCTGATTGCCGCCGGTGACGGCTTTTCTCGGCTGTTCATAGCCCGCGATTGCCGCGAGGTCCGGCCCGCAGAAGAACGGGGTTCCGTCCGGGTCGAAGACGACCCGCAATTCCTGCCGTTCCGGCGTGGTGAAAATCACGCAGTTGTCACGCATTCCACTCACCTCCGTAGAAGCAGTTCCGCAGCCCATCATTACGGGCTGCAAAAATTTCCCGGAGAATTACGACGGCGCGTTCCGCCTGCTCCAGCTTGCCCTCCGCAAGGTTATTGTCCACCATGTCGATTGCGACACCGACATCACCCATGCGGATAACTTCGCGTTCAAGATCGTTGCCACTCATATCAGCTCACTCCTTTTGATGTTGAAAGAAGCCCGCTGGTATGATATAATTACGGCAACGGGACTTCTTCATATCGTTCCGGGCATGAGATAGGAACCAGCGGTGCTTTCTGACGGCTTACCGCTGGTTCTTTTTTGTTTGCCCGGTTCACATCTTCATTCTAACTTACCGTTCTGGTAATGCAATGAAAGTGACCAATGATATGAGCGTTTTGCGAAAGTTTCCCGTTTTGGTCAGTCCAAGGACTGTCCGGCGG